AAGAATACTATTTTGTGATTTTGATCATAATGGGGAATGTCTAACCTGTGACTGCTGGCCAGATTCATGTGGATATTTAAGGTATATGAATCAGGATTACAAATGGGAAACCAGGGAACAACTACAGGAAATATTTAAAAATGAAAAAATGGCTAAATTAGGGCTTATAAATTACGAAGGAGATTGTCTGAAGGCAATAAAAGAAGGAGGAGAAATTCTAATATGGGATCAATATGGGGTAATCGTAGGAAGATTTGATGTTCCACAACTCTATGGATTTATAGATGGACTAATAAATGTAGTAGACAGTAAAGGAAAATCCTGGAATTATCCTAGCGAAAGTAGAGATGCTAAGCCTTCTTATTCTATGATATACCATTTCGTAAAAGATATTAAATAAAAATAAAAATATGACACAAGAACAATTCGTTTATTGGCTACAGGGATATATGGAAATTGCCAAGCCATTGATGTTGAACATGAGGGAAACCCGAATCATCAAAGATCATTTGGCGTTGGTATTTGATAAGAAAACCCCAGAAAGAGAAGAAGAAAAAGAATCAGGGATAAATCTGGTATATGATTTTTCTTCCCCAATATTTCCAGGTAATGCGAATGAGGATATCCACACTAAAAAGATATGTTCGACCGTTGATTACTCTTATGATCCTAGATCTATGCCCGAAAACTGGAGTTCTTCTGGTAACCTTACTAGTAATAAAGTAAAGAGGGTAAAAGAAGATATGAAAAATAAAAAATCTCAAGTAAAGTGTTAGAATGAAGAATACAAGACCAGAGATAAAATTTAAAGGACAAGGTGGGATCACAGATGTTTTCGATGACTTCATCAAAGGAGCATTTAATATAACTGATGAGGAATATGATTTCATATGCGAAAATGCTTCAGACAAAGAACTTGATGAATTTCTAGAAGGTCTCGGGTCTTTCGAAACACTTGCTACGTTCTCAGAAAAAAAGAAATCTTTAGAGATTAGAAATAAATACCTGAGCCTTTATGGAAGAGAAAGAAAGGAACTTTGATGAAATCTACGATAAAATAGTAGAAGAGCTTAGGGGAAATCTAACTAATGAGGAATACCGGGAGCTGATTGCTCTCGAATATGTTCTAACCTGTGGATATGATAACCCAGAGGATGAAGAAAGATTCAAAGAATTAAGGGATAAGAAATACAAAAAATGAGCAGCCAATATCGGAAAATAAAATATGATACTGAGGGACCATACGGGACAACAGAGGAGAAATGGCTGTACGTTTGGTCACACGATACTGTAGATATAACTCATGTATTTGATGATGATGGTGAAGAATTATTTTGTTATTCTGAAACTGGATTTGATATGGGTCAAGCACTTGCTATTATTGGGAGTAATTGGAAAGACGAAAGGTTAGAGAAACTAACTCCTGAAGATTTTAAAAAGATAGGAAAATGATCGAAAAAACGAAAACATGTTAAAGTATGAAAAGGCTCATGACGATGTAAGGGAAATTTTTAAAATGGACAAACCCATTCATTCTAAACTATATGATTTTAATCTTTATTTGACACCATATGTTGAAAATATCAATAACGAAGATAATGGAATGATTAGAACATTATTGGTAATTGGTAAATCTTTTAAAAATAATCCAATAGTTAAAGATAATCTAGAAATACTTGCAAATAAACTTAAGAGCAATCTTAATACGGATTTTATATGAACGAGTTAAAAGAACAAAAATTAGTAGGCTATATTATATATGACATTTGGACTTGTGGAGTGAGTCACGATAGAGGAGAAACCTGGCAAAAACAAACAATTATACCAGAAGTTCATTGGAAGAATAAAATATATTTAACCGAAGCCTCAGCCAATGAAGCAGCTAAACATATTATAGGTAAGGATGATTTGCACAGAGCTGTAATAATACCAATCTATGCAAATAAGGATGAGTTAAAGGCGGTAAAATACGAATGGGACCATTTAAAAGAAATCATCAATGAACAATCTAGATAAACAATATACCGATTTACTCCAGGATATCCTAGATAAAGGAGTAACCAAGCAAGATAGAACTGGCACTGGAACAATTTCGGTATTTGGTCGTCAAATCCGTCACAAAATGAGTGATGGGTTTCCTTTACTTACTACAAAGAAAATGCCATTCAAAATAATTACAACAGAATTATTATGGTTCCTTAGCGGTGGTACCAACATTAAGTTTCTTGTTGACAATGGTTGTCATATTTGGGATGGTGATGCTTATAAAAAATATCACAGTACTTGGGAAATGGATACGTGGGGAGTATTAGAACCTTTATCAAAAGAACAATTCATCAACAAAATCAAAACAGATTTTAAATTTGCTGAGCGTTGGGGTGATTTAGGTCCTGTGTATGGTAAACAATGGAGAAGTTGGGGAGATAAAAATATAACTAATTACGATTTGAAAAACGTAAAAGGTTCTGACCAATATAAAGTAATTGAAGCTGTTAAAAACGGTGAAGACGTAACTAAATACGGGGTTGAAGTAGTGTATCAAAATAATTCAGTAGATCAAATCCAAAACCTAATCAACGAACTTAAAACAAACCCAGATTCAAGACGATTGATGGTTAATTCTTGGAATGTTGGAGAATTGGATTCAATGACACTCCCACCTTGTCATTATGGATTTCAAGTTTATACAAGAGAGTTGAGTTTGGATGAAAGACATCAAATCCATACTGATAATGTTTCAAAATTAAATGGCAGACCAATGTATGTGATTTATGACGGTCCAGAAAGTGAACGAGAAAATTTTTATGATGAAGAAAACATTCCTAAACGAGCAATCTCCCTAATGTGGAATCAACGTTCAGTAGATACATTTTTAGGTTTACCATTCAATATTGCATCTTACGGATTGTTATTAGAAATCATTGCTAAGGAAGTCAATATGATTCCTGATGAATTAATTGGTAACTTGGGTGATACACATTTATATTTGAACCATATTGAGCAAGCAAAAGAACAGATTGGTAGAGAATTAAGTATTGAGGAACGTATTGATTTAGCGAGTAAAAAATACAATAATTTTGATATTATGGATTTTGGTATTCCTTTCACTTGTTCTCATGAAGATATTGATGAAATGTACTCTGTTGAAAGACGGTCAAGAGAGCCATACTCACTACCAACATTGAAACACATGAAGACTGATGAGTTTTATAAATCTCTATCTGAAGATGTTTCTTTATTTACGCACTTAGACATCAACGACTTTTTAGTCGAAGGGTATCAATCACATCCACATATTAAAGCACCACTATCGAATTAACCATGGAAGATATTAAAATAGTCCATCTTAAAAGCAATGCACAACGGCTCGAAACTTGGATTGCTATGGTAAATGGAGAAATTGTTGGGCACATCTATATGGAACGAGAAGAAACACAACGAATTAAATTCCTAGATGCTTGGGTACATGAAGATCACCGTCGTAAAGGTATTTTCCGAATGTTATGGGATGCTCGTTGGGAATATGTAGAGAAACGTTTTACAGGATATTTGGTATACGCTTGGTGCAAACCAGCATCATTACCCCTATTATTAGAAAAAGGATTTGATGCAGGGGAAACCTGCACATATGTAGAAAAAATAGTGTAAATTATGAAAGATCTATTAACAATCGTAATACCTTGTAAAAACGAAAAAGGTGTTATACTAAAAACACTCGATCTCTTAAACTATCAAACTGGTATTCGGGGGGTAAAAGTAATTGTATGCGATGCATCAAACGATGGCACAACAAAACAAGATTTACTTGAAAGGTTAGAAGACAATTCGGATTTATTTGATTTGTATTTGATGGAAGGCGGGCTTCCTGCAAGAGCGAGAAATAATGGATTTAAACTTGTTAAAACACCTTACGTGTTATTCCTGGATTCCGATGTGTTTTTGTTAGATACTAAGACAATAAAAAGATCATTATTATTAGCTAAAAAGAGAAATCTAGATCTGGCGACAGTTAAATTTAGAAGTGATAATGGAAAGTATAATTATGTGTATAAATTTTTTGATTTCATACAAATACTATCAAAATGGTCAACGCCTTTCTGTCTGGGAGGTTACATGTTAATTAAAAGCGACACATTCAGAGAATTAAATGGATTTGACGAGGAAATTAAAATAGCAGAGGATTATCAACTATCCAAAAAGATCAAGCCAAATAAATTCGGTAGAATTAATAATGTGGTTTTTACCCCTCCGCGTAGATTTGAAAATAAAGGGGTAACTTATATGCTAAAATTAATGATTGGATCCTTTTTCAATCACAGGAATAAAGCATGGTTTACAGAAGATAAAAATTATTGGAAATGAAAATAGAAGCATTGTTCATCTCGGATGTACATTTAGGAAGTAAAGGAAGTAAAGCTTCAGAGCTATTAGAAACGTTAAAACAATACGAACCCAAATATCTTTTTATAGTAGGGGATTTTATTGACGGGTGGTTACTTAAGAAAAGACACTATTGGACCCAGGATTTTACAAATTTAATTCGTAAAATACTTTCTTATTCTAAAAAAGGAACACAAGTGATTTATATTACTGGGAATCATGATGATTTTTTAAGGAATTATTCACCTATGAATTTAGGGATAAACATAAAAATACTAGATGAATACGTATGGAATGGGTACTACATAACACACGGGGATTTATATGACGGAATAGTATCTATGAAATGGTTAGGGGTTTTAGGATCAGTAGGATATGAAATGGCTATAGGTATAGACCATTTTCTAAAGAAACTAGGACACAAGAAATCTTTAAGCAAATACTTAAAAAATAAAGTTAAAAATGCAATTAAATTTATTACAGATTTCGAAAACCAATTAGTTTATCAAGCTAAAGAAAGAGGATGCAAAGGTGTAATCGCTGGACACATACATACCCCAGCAGATAAGATCATAAAAGGAATACATTATCTAAATTGTGGGGACTGGATAGAGAATAACAGTTACATAATCTATGATAATGATGAATTTGAATTGAAACAATTAAATTAAATAAAATAAAATGGAAAGTAAAACATCTAAGGATAAAGAAATCTCAATAGAAGGCATAAAAGAGATTGAAAGATTGACAGGGGGGAAAATAGGAACTCACACATTTGGGCCTAATGATGAACACACATTAGAAAATTCTTTTCTTTCACCTAATGGGGATTATATTGGGGATTTTAATCTCGGTAAGTGGTATATTAAAAATAAATTAATGGTTGATGAGGAATACCCAAATGGAGTTGCTGCTGTGATACAAGAAGGTACCTACGGAACAGAAAATCCAATAATAGAAGGTATGTTTGGATATACCCACAGGGGTGGACAGTTATTTAAAATAGGGGATAGACTTTTTGACGAAGGTCACGAACCTAAAAAAGAAGACTATACCAAAGACGAATGGGAAATTTTCGAAAGTGATTTTAAAAGAACATATGAAGAATCAGATGAATTGGAAAAGAAATGGATAGAGGAAGATGGGATTTCCTATGTCATACCATTCAAGAAAAGAGGGGCAAGAATAATAGAAACCATGGAAGATGCTTTTCAAGCAGCCAAAAATATGTCAAAATACTTAAGTTAAAAAATATGGAAACTAGAATTATATCAGCATTCCCTGGGGTTGGAAAAACTTATTACCACGAAAGAAATAAAGGAATCTCTATAGATAGTGATTCAAGTCACTTCAGTTGGGTCAAAGATTCAGAGGGAAACAACACAAAGGAAAGGAATCCAGAATTTCCTAATAACTATATCAATCACATAAAAGAGAATGTAGGAAAATACAAATACATTTTCGTATCATCTCATGAAGAAGTTAGAAATGCACTTAAAGAGAATGGGATTGAGTATTATCTAATTTACCCTGCGAAAAAAAGAAAAAAAGAATTCATAGAAAGGTATACCCAAAGAGGAAGTCCAGAAGGATTCGTAAATCTAATTAGCGAAAACTGGGATTCGTGGATAGGTAAAATAGAGGAAGAGAAAGAAGAAGGATTTACTAGGATTTGTATGACTTTAGACCACCTAGAAAATGAATTGACTTATATTGAGATCGTAGAAAACACATCCGATCTTTTAAAAGTAAATCTCTTTGAAACCAGAAACTAAAATAGGATTTGAGAATATAAAATATAAATATAAATAATGAATTTTACAGATACTGCTTTTAAAATAACTAATACAAACTCTACAGGGTCTTTATTTTATCTTGATGGAAAAACGGGAACAGATAAAGATGGATATGGAACATTTGAATTGGAGACCAAACAGAAAACTTACCAATTAGAAAACTATAGGGTTTCTTCTACATTACCCCGAGGATTATCTTCGGATTTAAATTCGCTTCATGGAATAGATGTAAATGAAATGATGGTATCTACTTTAGAGAATGAAGTCGGAACGAATAACCAAAAACTTCTTCTTTCTAAATACTATTCTCTTTCTGAAATTACAAGAAATAATGAATTAAGAAAATCTAGATGGAATAGATTTTTACTTCGATTTATTTCAGAATCCCATTTTTGTTTTCATTTTGAGTATTATGATGAAATTATCAAGAAAATATTATTCAAATCGAATTTTATAGGGCATAAAACAAGGAGGGGAAATGCAGATTTTATAGTTTGTCCTCCGAAATATTCAACATATATTATGGAATCTCCTAATTTTGTGTATAGAGAAACAAGAGAAGTTTCTTTATCTTTAGGAGGTATTGATTTCATAGGAACTATAGCGAATAAAATTCAAGTATTTGTCGATAGAAATAGTCAATATACAGAGGATAGAATTCTAATAGGGAAAAGAAGTAAAGAATCAGAACCTGGGGTTTATTTTATACAAGGGGATAAATCTACGGAGGAATTTACAGATACATCGGGGGATAAAAAAATAACTCTTACTTACCGTCAAGCTATTATTAGCCCAGAAGGATCTGAAATCTCTTTCGATGTTATAAGAGTTAGCGATTTCAAAAGACCTTTCTGGAAAAAATTACTTTTCATTAAATAGTAATATGATAAGAAGAATAGTGCACAAATGGAGATTTTCCATGTTAAGAGATATACTAAATAAATTAAGATGAGAAAAATAAAATCTTTATTTTCATTTTTGAATTTTATACAGGAAGAGAAAATAAAAGCAATGTCAAATTCTTATAGAGGATGGTTCTAAATATGAAAATAAACACACACTGGAACATAGTTTCCAGGTATACAGATCCTGATACCGGAAAAAAAGGGGAAACTATAATTGCTTTTAGCCTATCCGAGTCATATTCAAAATTAATATGTGAACTTCTTGGGAATTCTGAGGATGAACCTAATAGAGATTATTTTTATTACAAAGTAGATAGCAAATAAAATGGAAGAAAAAAAACCAGATAATATGGTAGATTTTCCGGGGTTAATGCCTTACGGAACTAACATCGGAGCTCCTTCGATAAAACCAGACGATATTGCTGCATGGAAAAGATCCTCAGTTGAAAAAGTTAACAGAGGATTCATGACAAAATTCGAGGAACTTAAAAAGGAATATGAAAATCTCGTAAGTGATTTCCAATGGAATGATTTAGTTTATAAATCTGAATTTTCATTTGAACCTGTAATTGGATATGACTATTATTTATACCAAAGAGATAATGGAATATTTTTCCTTTCGCTAATAGAACCTTCCCTATGGAAAATGAATTTTATAGGAGCTTTTAGGCTGGACAGCAGAGGTAAGTGGGATAGACACATAGAAAAGTAAAATGGAATTATTAATTTATTAGCTTGGTTAGATATATAAATTAAAAATGGCTATAGTTTATAAGACCACGAATCTAATTAACGGGAAAATGTATATTGGGGTAGATAGTAAAAATGATAAAAACTACCTTGGATCGGGTAAAATATTAAAAAAATCTATATCTAAATATGGTACACAAAACTTTAAAAAAGAAATTATTAAAGAATTCGAAAGTATAGAGGAAGCTTACATATACGAAAAAGAATACATATCAGAAATGAATGCGGTCTCTTCCGAAAATTTCTATAATATACAAGAGGGAGGTAAAGGCGGATGGTCACACATAAATGTAAAAGGAGAATTTAATCCTATGTTCGGTAAATCGGTAAAAGATTCCATGATAAAAAAATATGGAGAAGAAGAAGGAATTTTTTTATATGAACAATCTAGAATAGAAGGAGGTAGAAAAACCTCGGAAAAATTAAAAGGTAAAAATAAATCCGAAGAACATAAAAAATCCTTATCTGAAGCCAAAAAAGAATTTTGGAAAAATCTATCGGAAGAAGATAAACAAGAGAGAAGAAGAAAAATGAGTGTTGATATGAAAGCTGCCAATATAGTTAGATCTGATGATTATAAAAATAAAATGAGAGAATCGATTAAATCTAAATCCGAGCAAATACACATAAGAAAGACTTGCCAATATTGTAATAAAGAAATGAATATTGCCAATCTTAAAAGATGGCACGATGATAACTGTAAATTTAAAAAATAGAAATGGAAATGCTAATAACATATCCCATTAAAAAATCCGATTTAGGATTTCATGGGAATTTATTCGGGGGACAATTATTAAAACTCATTGATTCTGCAGCAGCAGGATATTCTATGCAGCTTTGTGATTCTCCTAGAATGGTTACCGTATCTATAGATAAATGTAATTTCGAAAAACCAGCAAAAGAGGGTCAGCTTTTAAAGATATATGGGTATCCTTCTAGAATCGGTAATACATCGGTTACTCTTTACATGGAAGCAAGAGCTCATGACGTTTACACAGGGAATCAGGTTATAGTTCTAAAAACCAACATAAGATTTGTTCAGATTAGCGAATATGGAAATCCTATTCCTATAGGGGAAAGGGGGAAAAACCGGGTTACCAATATGATAGAAGAAAAATCTCAAATTTCTTAATGACTCCAATAGAAAAAATACTCGAAGAAAGGATCCTTGTACTGGACGGAGCTATGGGAACCATGCTCCAAAGACATAATCTAACAGAAGAAGATTTTAGAAAAGGAAGATTTGAATCCCACGAAAGCTCGCTAAAAGGTAATAATGATATATTATCCCTAACCCGTCCAGAGATAATAAAAGAAATTCATCGTAAGTATTTAGAAGCTGGAGCAGATATAATAGAGACCAATACTTTTTCTAGTACATCCATATCCCAATCGGATTATGGTCTAGAAGAAATTGTATATGATTTAAATTACAGATCTGCAATAATTGCTAAAGAAGCAGCAGAAGAATTCACAAAGAAAACCCCAGATAAACCTAGATTTGTAGCAGGATCAATTGGACCTACTAATAGAACTTGTTCTATTTCCCCTGATGTGAACGATCCCGGATTTAGATCAATATCTTTTGACCAATTAGTTGAGTCTTATAGAGAACAAATTACAGCTCTTATAGAAGGAGGTGTTGATATTCTTTTAGTGGAAACAATATTCGATACATTAAATGCAAAAGCTGCTTTATATGCAATTGATGAAGTGTTAGAAGAAAAAAATATACATCTACCTATTATGATTTCTGGAACAATTACAGATCAGAGTGGGAGAACATTAACCGGACAAACAACAGAAGCATTTCTAATATCATTATCACATATTCCAATAATGAGCATTGGTTTAAATTGTGCTCTCGGAGCAAATTTAATGCGTCCTTACCTTCAAATACTTAGCCAAAAAGCTAAGTTTGGTGTAAGCGCACACCCTAATGCAGGATTACCAAATGAATTTGGGAAATACGACGAAACCCCAGAAATGATGGCTTCTCAAATTGAAGAATTTTTAAAGGAGGGGTTAATTAATATTATTGGAGGGTGTTGCGGAACAACCCCAGATCACATCAGAGAAATATCAAACTTAACAAAAAAATATTCTCCTAGAAAATGGAAGAAACTTTAAAACTATCAGGTTTAGAACCTCTTATTGTCACAAAAGAATCTAATTTTATAAACATAGGGGAAAGAACCAATGTTACGGGATCTAAAGCTTTCCTTCGTCTTATAAAAGAAGGGAATTTTGAAGCTGCATTATCGGTTGCAAAAGAACAGGTAGAGGGAGGAGCTCAGATTATTGACATTAATATGGATGAAGGAATGATCGATGGTAAAGAATCCATGATTAAATTTCTAAATCTAATAGCATCAGAACCTGATATCTCTAGAGTTCCTATTATGATTGACAGCTCAAAATGGGAGATTATAGAAGCGGGTTTAAAATGTATACAAGGGAAAGGGGTAGTCAATTCAATCTCCCTTAAAGAAGGAGAAGAAAATTTTATAAAGCAAGCCAAAATAATTAAAAGATTCGGTGCTGCTGTTATAGTAATGGCATTTGATGAGGATGGACAAGCAGATTCATACGAAAGAAGAATAGAAATATGTAAAAGATCTTATGATATATTAACGGAAAAAGTTAATTTTACTAAAGAGGATATTATTTTTGATCCCAATATCTTTCCTGTTGCAACTGGAATGGAAGAACATAATAATAATGCAATAGATTTCTTTAGAGCAACTAAATGGATCAAAGATAATCTTCCAGGTGCACATGTTAGCGGAGGTGTTTCTAATGTTTCGTTTTCTTTTAGGGGAAATGATAAAGTTAGAGAAGCTATGCATTCAGCTTTTCTTTACCATGCTATTCAAAATGGTATGGACATGGGTATAGTTAATCCTAGTATGTTAGGGGTATATTCAGAGATTGATCCTATATTATTAAACCATGTAGAGGATGTGCTTTTCAATAAAAGAGAAGACGCAACAGAAAGACTATTAACTCTTTCCGAAACGGTTAAGGGAGAAGTTCACAGAAAAGAATTAGATTTATCATGGAGAAATAATACAGTACAGGATCGACTTTCACATTCATTAGTTAAAGGAATAGTAGATTACATTGAAGAAGATGTTGAAGAATGTAGAAAGCTATATGATAGACCAATACAAGTAATAGAAGGACCTTTGATGGACGGTATGAATGTAGTTGGTGATTTATTCGGAAGCGGAAAGATGTTTTTACCCCAGGTTGTAAAATCTGCACGGGTTATGAAAAAAGCAGTTGGGTATCTTCTTCCTTTTATAGAAGAGGAAAAAGGGGGTATATCTTCTTATTCTGGAAAAATCTTAATGGCTACTGTAAAAGGTGATGTTCATGATATTGGAAAAAATATTGTTGGTGTTGTTCTTGGGTGTAATAACTATGAGGTAATAGATCTAGGGGTAATGGTTCCTGCCGAAAAAATTATAGAAGCTGCAATTAAAGAAAATGTGGATGCTATAGGGCTTAGCGGATTGATAACTCCTTCTCTGGATGAAATGGTTTATATAGCTAAAGAAATGGAAAGAAGAGGTCTTGATATTCCTTTGCTAATAGGTGGGGCAACAACATCTAAAGTTCACACTGCGGTAAAGATAGAGGAAATCTACACTAAAGGCCAAGTAGTTCATGTATTGGATGCTTCTAGATCAGTAACCGTTGTTGAGAGTTTATTAGGAAAGAAGAAAGATAATTTCGTAAAAGAGATAAAATTAGAGTACGAAAGAATTAGAACCCATCACAAAAAACACAGAGCAAATAAAGAATTATTGTCTATAGAAGAGGCTAGAAAAAATAAATTAAAATTAGATTTCGATCAAAAATCTATATTCCATCCTCAGTTTCTAGGAGTTAAAGTTATGAGAGACATAGATATAAGAGAGATTAGTAAATTTATCGATTGGACTCCATTCTTTCAAACTTGGGATCTTCATGGAAAATACCCAAGAATTCTCTCAGATGAAATAGTAGGGGAAGCTGCTGAAAGATTATTTGAAGATGCCCAAAAAATGTTATCCCTGATAATAGAAGAGAAATGGATAGAAGCTAGAGCTATATTTGGGTTATTCCCTTGTAATTCGGTAGGAGATGATATTGAAATTTACGATCCAAGAGATTTTAACAAGGTCATAGGAATCCAACATTGCCTAAGACAACAAACTAAAAAGGTAGAAGGACAGCCTAATATATCTCTTTCTGATTTTATATCACCTAAAGAATCGGGTGTACTTGATTATATTGGTGCTTTTGCAGTATCCTCTGGATTTAATATCGAAGGAAAAATAAAAGAGTTTGAAGATGATCAGGATGATTATAATTCTATAATGCTTAAAGCTATAGCAGATAGACTTGCGGAAGCTCTTGCTGAATACCTACATCGAGAGGTAAGATCTAAATATTGGGGATATTCAGAATACGAAATTCTTTCTAATGAGGATTTAATTAAAGAAAAATACAGGGGAATTCGTCCTGCTCCTGGATATCCTGCATGCCCAAGCCATCTAGAAAAAATAGATCTTTTTAATATACTTAAAGTTAATGAATTAATAGGTATTTCATTAACAGAAAACCTAGCAATGTTTCCTGCATCATCTGTTAGTGGATGGTATTTCGGACATCCGGATTCTAAATATTTTGGTCTTGGTAAAATATTAGATGATCAGGTTATAGATTATTCAAACCGGAAAAATATTACATTAGAGGAAGGCAAAAAATGTCTTTCACCCAACATCAACTAATTTTTTCATACGGGAAAAAACTTATATTTATGGAAACTCTAAATATTTTTATTTTATTTATTTTGGTTTTAATCTCTGTTTTTTCATTGACTAAATCTACAAAAGAAAGAGGTAGAAATAGAAAAAATAAATACTAATGAAAGTAATATTTTTAGATATTGACGGTGTAATGAACTCCCATGTCTTCTATCATAATAGACATAAACGAAGATGGTTAAAACCGATTACTTACTGGTGGGAAACTAAAAGTATTCTTAGAAAATTGTTTAGAATAAAATCTAAAGGAATTTCTTTATCGGATTATAAAATACCAGACTCGCATTACACTTTTGAATATCAAATGAATAGGTTAAAAACCGAAACTTGTGGGGATAAATGGGAATGGCTATCCGAATGGTGTAATAACACCAATACTAAAATTTGTGTATCATCTGTTTGGAAAAACCATTTTGGGATTAAGGGTTATAGGAGAACCCCTGAAAAATGGGAGGATGCCTTTCAGTTATTGGGGTTTAAGCCTGGAACTTATGTTGGAATAACCGAAACCCATAAAACTCTTCGGGGTGAAGAAATAAAAGATTGGTTGGATAATCACCCAGAGGTTGAAGATTATGCGATATTAGATGACGATAGTGATATGTTACCTGAACAATTTTGTAAGTTTCATCACTGTGACCCCTGGTTTGGTTTGGGCCCAAATCACCTATATAGAATTGATAGACAATTCGAAGATAAAGGTAATTATGAAAAACTAATAAAAACTGTATAATGAAAGTAATATTTTTGGATCATGATGGTGTTATTTGTCTTTCCAATAATTGGGGAGGAAGATACAAGAAAAAAGGATATGATTCTAATCCTGAAACTCCTATGGACACAAGAATGGATAGCTTTGATGAAAAAGCTGTTAAGGTTTTAAATTCCATAATCGAAAATACCGGATGCGAAATCGTAGTTTCTTCAGATTGGAAAAGATGGGGAACATTAGAGCAGATGCAGGAAATGTACATTAAAAGAGGAATAAAACCCCCTATAGATTTAACCCCTAATCTTCAGGAATGTAGTGTTCACGGAAACACTTTTATATGGTCCAGAGAATGGGATTTGGAACAAACAAGATCGATAGAGATTAAACAATATCTTCACGATCATCCTGAAATTACACATTGGGTTGCAGTAGATGACCTGGATATGAGTGATGAAGAAGGGTGGAAAAATTGGGGGTTAAACAATTTTGTATTAACCCCAAAAAGTTCCGAAGGAATCAAACAATGTGGAATTAAAGAAAGAATACTAAAATACTTACAATGAAATACGAAATTTTTCTAGAAGCTATTACCGAATACCGTAAAGGTCTTAATATGATCTCAGATCTTTATTCTGTAGGATTTGATTTCATGGAAGGAAAATATAAAATTTCTGAAATTTTTGATTCCCAATTTGGTTGCTTAATGAAATCCCACTATGACGAGGCGGGAGTAGATTGGGTTAGTTGGTTTATTTTCGAAAATGATTTCGGAGAAAAAGATTGGTCCAAATACAAAACAATAAATAAAAACCCTGAAGATATTTTTAAATCTATAAATGGGGAGAAAGAAGATACCCACGGAGCTAAAGACGAAGACGGAAATCCTATCTTCTAT